AAAAAAATATCATACGAAACTGCTGTTGTTTTTAACAACACCATTCAATATAGTAACCAGTGGGATAGACAAATTAATGAAAAAGTGGTATGGCCTGTTCAATCACAAAGACTAAAAAAATATGAACCATTTGTAAAGTATAATGAGACATCATCTAAAATGATATTAAAAGAAATTTTTTTAAAATGATTTTTAATATTTTTTTATATGTATTAGCATTTATATGTGCGTACTATATTTTAGGTGAGAGTCAAAATAAAATTTTAAGATTTATAGTATTATTACTTTTAACTTTTATGGCGATTAAATTATTATGATTAGATGGATTGCTTGCATATTTGGTATCACTGCCGCCACGATACACGCAAGTGCAATCATATCTATACAATGGTTTGGTTGGTTAGTATGTGTTGGTTCAATCTCTCTTTGGTTATATATCGCATACAAAGATGAAGATAAGGCAAGAGTGACACAACAATTATATTTTTTAATTATAGCGATTATTGCAGTGTACAATTGGTTTAAAATTGCTTAAAAAATATGCAAAGAGTTTTTTGTTTAGGAAACGGAGAAAGTAGGAAAGAATACGACATTGAGAAACTTCGTTCTCACGGTCGTATCTATGGTTGTAACGCACTCTATCGAGACTTTACTCCAGATGTATTAGTATCAGTCGACCACGGTATCATGCACGAGATATATCACAGTGGCTTTTGTTATAAGAATGAGACCTGGTTTAGAGACTGGACAAGAGTACCAGCAAATATGTACGATAGTATGATATACATTGGTATCAATGAAGCAGATAAGCAAGAACTATCAAAGTGGGACATTAAAAGAGAAAATAAAAGAACCGACGAAAAAGAATTTGTAATGCATGGCGCAAACCTATCTGGTCTTGTAACTATAATGAAACAAAACAAAGATAAGTTTATGCGACGTATTCAACAAAGTAATCTGGCAATAAGTTGGGTAAGAGATGATGATAAGGCACATAGTCTTACAGAGATTATGCCAAATAATCGAGACCTAGGTTGGGCCGCCGGACCCACAAGTGGATATGTTGCAGTACAAAAAGAAAAACCCACCGAACTTTTTTTAATTGGACACGATTTAAACAGCACTACAGGAAAGATTAATAACGTATATAAAAGTACAAAGTTTTATGGACTTGAAGATTCTGGTCCTATACCAAGTGTAAACTGGATTACACAATGGAAGACACTCTTTGAACAAAACAAAAACATTACGTTTTATAAAGTAAACAAACACAATGAAGGTACCGACAGAGTAAACACAAAGTTACACGAGTGGAATGATATTAAAAATCTGAAGTACATTGATTTTAAAGGACTTGACAAACTACTTGGATTATGATATATTAATACAATGATAAGATTATTAAATATACTGATTAATAAATTAACTAATTTGAGAGATAGATTAAAAGGAAAAGACCGTATTTCACAAGAGGAGTGGGTAAAGGGATACCGCAGGTGGAAAGGTCGTATAAATAATAATTGATAGCGATTATACAGCTAACACAAATACAAACATACGGAGTAAAATATGAACTTTGAAACATTAAAATCAAGTCACTCTAACTTTGATAAACTTACCAAAGCGTTAGAGGCGAAACTAAATCCAGAAGAAACATCAAAAGACAAATATGCCGATGAGCGTATATGGAAACCAGAACTAGATAAGACTGGTAACGGATACGCAGTCATTCGTTTTTTACCTGCGACAGAAAAAGAAGATATGCCGTGGGTACGAGTATGGTCACACGCATTTCAAGGACCGGGCGGATGGTATATTGAAAACTCACTTACAACATTAAATCAAAAAGATCCTGTAAGTGAAGAAAATACAAGACTATGGAATACAGGCGTAGAGTCTGATAAAGAGATAGCAAGAAAAAGAAAAAGAAAATTGTCTTACTACTCAAACGTTCTTGTAGTAAGTGATCCTAAACACCCGGAAAACGAAGGTAAGGTCTTTATCTTTAAATACGGTAAAAAGATTTTTGATAAGATTGCCGAAAAGATGACGCCGGCATTTGAAGACGAGAAACCAGTAAATCCATTTGACTTTTGGAATGGCACAAACTTTAAATTAAAGATAAGAAAAGTTGATGGTTATTGGAACTACGATAAATCTGAATTTGAGCCTGTTGCGCCAGTCGCAGAGAGCGATGAAAAGATTAAGACAATCTGGAGTAAACAGTATGCTCTTCTACCTTTCTTGGCCCCTACCAATTTTAAATCCTATGATGAACTCAAAGAGAAACTGAATAGGGTAATTGCGGGAACTAGAAATGCAGGTACCGTTGATAACGTTGACCTCCCTCCAACAAAAACAAACGGTAAGGCAAAAAGTAATAGTAAGACTCAATCTGCTATTGATGACGACGATACGTTGTCTTATTTTAGTAAACTAGCAGAAGACGAGTAATCTCTCTCAATATTATTGCTTCAAGGCGCTTGGAAACAGGCGCCTTTTAAACTACTGTATAACCGTATCCTCGTGAATTTATTAAATTTATTGTAGGTTCTTTATTGGTAGGACTTATAACTTGATTTAAATTTTGTACCGTATTTTGCACATTTGTGGGCGCAACATTATTTACTACAGGACTAGATACCTGACTCGCCATAGTATTATCTAAAGCATTTTCTCTTGTGATTTCTGCAAATTCTCCTGGCAATGGCATGTCGTTTTCTCTTTCTCTTTTTCTTCTTAAAGAGGCCTCATCTGTTGGCTTTATATCATTATCTTTCATCATTTTCAGACTCTTGTCCAATGATTCAAATTGTAATCCCTTATCAATTCTAGCCTCACCAGCAGCACGTGCTTGTTTTCTTCCTAAGTTATAACCCTCTAAATCCTCTGGACTAGATGTCTCCTTTGAAGTAATTTCACTATTTTGTTTCATAAACTCAGCTTCTTCTTCATTTCTAGGTCTATTAATATAAGCCAATGCGGCAACAGGAGCAAAAGGTGCTAAGAGTTTTAAGCCAGGTAATAAGAATCTTGCGATAGTTTTCAATAACCCACCACCGGTTCCAGCACCGGTAGCGGTACCGGCAGCGGTAGCGCCTGCACCTGTGGCCGTACCTGCGGCACCTGCTGCTGTTCCTCCTGTTAAAGAACTTGCTACTCGACCTGCTATAGCTCCTCCTGTAATAGTACCTGCTAAATTAGTTAGCATTCCAGCAATTTTATTAAAACCTAAAAAAGTGGCAAGAAATATTAAACCTTTCAAAATTAATTTTCCTAATCCGCCTAATTTTTCTGTAAATATATTACCTAAGAAAGAAAAACCTTTTGAAAAACTTGTAGATAAACCTTTTAATGCTGGTGTTAACAAATTACCTAACCCCTTTATAAGTGCTCCTGTAAGTCCAAAGGTCAACATATCTACCTGTTGAAATATTTGTCTACCTGCCTCAATAGGTGATGAGAGTGCACCATAAGCACCACCCATTACACCTCTTACTAATTCTGGTCCTCTCTCTCCTCTTAAAAATGCACCGGCTCCTTGCGCAGAACCTATTAATCTTTCTTTTATTGTTTTTGGTCTATTTGGGTCATCATAACCAACACCTATTTTTCTTTCCTCTAATTTATCTTCTTCTTTTTTAAATCCCTCTATTTTTGTTTTAAAATCTTTGACCTCACCTTTTTCAATTTCTTTTTTAAATTGCGCTCTTCTTTTTTCTAAGTCAGCTATTTGTTTTTGTATATCATATATTTCAATTAATTGATTTTTTTTATCTAGTGGTGTTACCATACCCTTATCATCAATTTTATACTTAATACCCTCACTTTGTAATAAATCTTTTTCTTTACGTAGACTCTCTACTCTTTTTTCTTCATTTAAAGTCATCTTATCTATAGCTTTATTTAATTCTTTAATATTGATGCCAAATAATTTTACAAAACTATTGAGATTTAAATTAAATTTTTCTTGTAAATTTTTTATTTTTTCAAAGGCCTTTAACTTCTCATTATCATCACCCATATTAAACTTTGTAATTAATTCAATTACTTCTGTTTTAAAATTTGGTTGCATTCCCCCTATAACACCACTCATTTTTTTTTCAAAATTACCTAAAGTGATGTTAATTGAATCTCTTAAACTACCTAATAAATTTACTGCGTCACTAGTTCCTAAGTTAGGGTCTGCTTTTTTTAAACCTGAGACTAATTGAGAAAAGGCTGACATTGTTTATCCTATTTGGTCGTCTGTTTTAAATTTTTGTTGTGTGGTCGTATGTGTAGTTTGAGCAATTATCTTTTTATCTTCAATTTTTTCTTGCGACCTACCATAAGAAGTAATACCTAATACCGCACCCATTGCGATATGAAAGAAACCTGCACCAGATAGAGTTATTGGATTCCATTGTGTTAACACTATTTGATTTAAAAACATTACTTGTGTCATATTCCATAAAATAGGAAATAGTATAAAATCACACACACATACAATTAAATACAACCAACCCATTCCTGGTCGCCAATTTGTTTTCCAAGGACTTTCTTTGTGTTGACAACTCATATTCTCTCTCTTTGTTTTCTTTCGTTTTCTTCTTTTATAAAGCTTACTAACATTTGAATATAGATATCACGTTCCCACGGTATCATATTTTCAATCTCTGTTAATGAATATTTATGATGTTGTATCAACGCAAAATTAGTATCAAATATTGCCTCTAGGCTACTGTGGGAGAGGCTAATCCGAAAAAATCTGCTAAACCACTAAAAACTACTTTACTTTTGACTTTTGTTACAGGGTTTTCTACCTCTACCTCAGCCTTTAGTTTTGGCATTGTATCAAAAAAGTCTCTTAGTTTTAAAAAATTTTCTTGTGGTAAACTTTCAAAAAATTCTTTTAATTCACTTTCAGTAATATCTTTTGCCGGATATATTTTATCTCCTTCAAATATATGATCAACTGATTTTAATAATGTTGAAAAAATAACATCAACAGTATTTAATGATTTATTTGTAACGACACCATAACTATTAAGTGTTGGATATGATAATACCAAACCTAATTTTTTACTCTCGTCTATAATTATTTTGTTTGTGTGATTATCTTCAACATGCACATCTACCTTTGATAAATCTATCTCAACATCAGTATATGTCTTTTTATCATCAGGACATAATACCCTAAATTTAGCCTTTTCTCCTAATGATTTTGCTCTAATGTTTATAAAGATGTATTCAATATCAAATATAGGTAATTTATTAATATCAATAGTATTAAAAGTACAATTACTAATTATATCTTTTAATGCATTTAACATATCACTTTCTTTTCCTGTCTCTAATGCAATAAACAGTATTTTTTCTTCTTTTACTAAAAAAGGTCTGTATTTTATTTTTTGATTGATTGAAGGTAAAATCAACTCATATGTAGGGACCTCAATTTTAGGTAACATAATTAACTCCTTTTATTATATCATTTTTTATATATTTAGTGGCGGAAAATTACTAAATGGAGGAAATACTCTTCCACCTGTAATACCACCGATAGGGATTCTTCTTTTTAATCCCTCTAATACCTCTGTGCCTGCTCTTCTTAATTCTGGTGGTAATCTATTTAATAACCCACCAAAAATTCCATATTTACTCTTTACTTCTACGTTTGCAAAATCAGGAGACCCTAACTCAATATTACCTGATTTATCAATAAAATAATTAATCCAATATCTAAACTCAAAAGTTATACTAAATGTAGTGACTTCATTTACCTCTGATGCATAATCTACGGTACTTATGACTTTAGGATAACACTCAAATAGTTTAATTGCATAAGTTACATCATCTCTTTCATTTCTACTCTCAAAACTACCCAATTGAAATATGTTCATATCAGAGACATAATTATCATAAAAATTAAAATTATGCGATTTAGTGCTGAAAATACAACTTTGCCATAATTCAAAGTATGAACGCTCTCTTAAAAATTTATCTGCGTAAAATGTTGCTTGTATAGGTGAACTCTTTGTATCTATGGCAAATTTTCTAGCGGGTCCGTGAAATTTAATATCTTTTGATATTATTTCTCTTTCAGGCATAGATATGGATTTACAAAATGCCCTAACACGCCTTGCATTTGCGTTTTGAACTGCAATCAAGTCTTTTTGATTAGGAAAACTTAAATATTTCTCTCTTAATGCATCCGAGTCAATTCTATCTGTAATTTCTGATTTAGGTTCTTGTGACGTATTAGACAATGATGACTCAGGTATGCCTTTTGGCAAATAAAATTCTGCATAATATCTTGCTTTACGTGCAAAACCCTCTGCCTCATTTACATAGGCTTGATATCTACCAATTGTAGTTTGAGGATTACTACCTGCCTTTTGTCTAAAACGTGGGTCATTTTCTACATTATCTAAAGAACGGTCTCGTGGTATACCTAATCGTACATCAAAACCACCAATACGTTTTCCAGCTCTTAATATCGCCATTAGATAAAACTCCTTGATTGTCCATAAACATATTCTGCAGAACGTTTTTGAAATTGTTGAACAGGTAGATAGACAGCAATCGCTGCCTGTGTTACGTTTATTTTTAAAAAACCTGAACGCACGTGTGAATATAGATATTTTTTAATTGTAGGTTTTACAAGCGCAATGTTTTTTACTGCGCCATAACTTACATCAAATCTTGTTTTTGAGTCCATCTTATTATCTGTTAAAAACCTTTGCATTTGTTCTAATAATCTAAATCTTAATAACGGAGCGAGATAGTGAAAGTTTATACCACTAAATCCTCCTGGTATCGTTTCTAAAGGCAATACTAATGGAAAGGTATCGTAGTAGGGTAATTTCTTTTTAAACTTTGGGTCATAAAAAAATAGATTTAATAAACCTAGATTTGGACGACCAGTCAACGTACCCTGACGCATTAGTTTAGCCGCAGACACTCTATCAGCGATAGATGCCACTGCGTTTCTATACCAACTTGCTGATTTTCTTACGCCGCCTTCTTTGTTTTTAAGAGTATCTAAAATACTTGCCATTTACTATATTTATGTTAAAAAGTGACACCTAATTCTTTTTCAGTAAAGATTTTAAACTCTAAATCATTGTCTTTACAGTATATCTCTGCCGCCTTCCATTTGGCCTGATTTTTAATAAATTCTAAATGTTCACGTAGGTATGACCTACCTTGTTTCTTTGGTTTCTTTGGTGGAAAGCATTGTCGATAAGGTTTAACTTCAACCATAAA